TTGCGTTCGCTATCCGTCCACCGATCTTCAATTGCAGGTGCCATAACACCTGTTAGTTTGAGTGTTTGAAGTGGCCGTGCTGGATCAATGCTTAATGCCGCAGCAGCTATCACCGCATCGATTGATGCCCAAATGTACGCAGGCTGCGGCGAAATGTTTGTACCCATACAAGTAATGTGAGGATTATTGCGGCCATCACCGTGCGTGACTGTCGCAGCATGGTTGCCACGAAATGCTGTAAATGCACGACAACCAATCTGGCGTAATGGCCCCCAGCGAGAATCAAGCTCGGTTTCTAATAACGTTAAATTAGCCGCATCAGTGAAGGGCATAACCATCCAGTTGTACCATTCCTCGCCCATTACGGCGATCGCTGTGGAAATATCAGGGTTACCCGTGCCGCTGGCCATTGCCACAATTGCAATGCCAACACCTTTGGGTAATCGCTCGCCATAATAATTAACCCGCACATCAATATCGTTTCCTGTTTCGCCCTTCCACTTAGATGTCAACGTAACAACCCCTAATGTTGCTGCCGCTGTGACAGCTAAGGAGGTATCCGCAGTGACCGCAGCAACTATTGCTGTTGCAATGGCTGAGTCAGCGTCACCCGATGTGACGGCTACCTGAACACGTTTACCGCCGATGTAAATATTTAATGTGCCGGTTTCAGTCGCTGGCCCAGTTACTGTAATTGTTCCTGTTGCAACAGAACCAGCCACATTCTCATCTAGTGCTATCGCCCAAGTGTCTATAAAGTTGTTGGCATTTTTAATGGCCTTTAGCTGCTCAGCAAGCATTGAACCACGACCAAAGTACTCTTCTGCCTGCGATTCAGACGTGACTTGTGTAGGCACAGCCTCAGCTACAGACCCTGTTGATAGTCTTTGTCCAATGACAAGCAATTTAAACTGCTGGCCAGCGTTGTTAGCCAGCCGGTTATCAAATTCTATGTAAAAACCTGGGATTCTTAAATTGCTTGGAATATCATTAAAACTAATAGTCATGATTGCTCTCCTTTGGTCGACTAGGGATTACTTAAGCTGATTGCTGCTTAGGGCGCTTTACTTTAACAACGCTCTTATCGCGTAACCTACGCAACCAATAAATTGATTCAGTTACTTCAGCGCCATCTGCCGGTAGGAACTCTCCGCCCTTATCTTCAAGATGCACTTTGTTGCCCAGTACAGCCGGCTTAACAAAAATTTTCTTTACGCTCATGTCGTTACCCCTTTGGTGTTTGTGGCAAAATAACTTTGTCTTTAGATTCTGGCTCCAGGCCGTCAGCAAGAACATGTTCAATATCAATAGTGTTTAGATCACCCAAAGTAACCTGGCTAACCGGAACACCAGCCGCTGGATTGACAGAATAAGCCCCTGCGTCCACTTCAATACCTAGTGTAAATTCTACTGACCAAACCATATACGACTGCAAATCAGGGTTAAAATCATCACGGCCCACATGAATCAGTTTTGTGGTTTCATGCACATCTTCGCCAAAATCCTCTTCTTTGAAGATGCATACAGCAGTTGTTACAGCAAGGTTACGAGCGGTTATTTCAGCGCCTGCAAGTGCTGGATCTGAAATACAATAAGCAACAAAACGTAAGCGCAAACCTAGCGCCTCATCACCAAAATCTGCCATTTCAATATCATCCATATCAACCAAAACGGACGGTATATCGATCTTGCGCTGCAGAACCGGATAAGCTGCAACAGTCACTCCCGACATATCTGCGCTCAAACGAGCGACAATCGCATCATGCAGTGATGTTAAATCAGCCATTTTTTACAAAAACCTCGTAATTAAGCTCGCGCTTAAAAAGAACAAAAAACCGATCCTGAGCCTTACTAAACCATTCGTTCAATACTTTCTGAACGTCTGAGGTATGCAAATCAAGCTTGGCCTTGTCGATGGGTTCACGCTTAATTCTAGTGTCTGCATAGCGACCTTTTTTCATCAGCCGTTTTGCTTCGCCAGTTCTTTGAAAAACAATCAGCTTATTGTTTGATGTGGTGTGTACAAAAGCATTTTCAAAGCGATGTCTACCGGCCCGCACACCGCCACGTTTCATTTGCTTAACAGCGCCAAGCCGACGTGCCTTCAAAGGCTGAAGACCTGCCCACACACGCCCGCTTCTGTTACGTACAGAAGCTTTAAATGCTCGTATACGCTGGCGTAGCAGCTTTGCGGGTAGTTTCGCTTCTTTGCCTATATTTTTGATGATATTCTTGACGACCCAGCGCAGCGTCTTATTCAGAGCGCGTACTTCTGCTTTGCGCATTTGCTTGATTGAAGCGCCGAATGAGTCGGCCAAAACAGCAATTTTAGATGTGTCAACATCAACTCGCATTAACGCTTTACTCCCAGTAAAACACCGATCACAGCAAACATTACAAAGCCAACCATCGCAAAACCAAAAAACGCTTTCCAGAACAAGCTGCGCGCAGTCCTATAAGCTTTGGATAGTTCTTTAAGTGAGCTAATCTCTTCATTGTCAAGATCGCTGATCATTGTGTGGTCAAGATAATGTTCTTCCGGATCGATCCAAAAATCAGATTTTTTCTCGCGGATTTTCTCGACAACCTTATCTGCTATAGCATCAACTTCGACGCTTGACAAAACCCGCTCATCACCCATCATTTAGCGCCTATGTTTGTGGCCTTAACACAAGAACAGTGATGCCCGTGCCATCAGGCTGTGCATCAACCACTAGATAATCCTTTGCCTCTTCAACCATGCGCAAAACACTTACACCTTCTACAACCGCTGCAACTTGAGAGCCAACACAAATTGCGATAGGCTCGATTAATTCAGTTCGCAACGTGCCAATCGTCGGTTTTTTCCAAGGTGCCTCAAATAAAACCTTCAAAGACACGCTATCAAGCAAAGCATCATCGCCGAGCAAATCAATAAGCGCGGGATCAACATCTGCAAAAAACTGTTCAAAGCGCATGATTTAGCTATTTCTATTAAATTAGCTGTACTGCTTTTCACCCACAAAAGACAGTGATCGAGAAAACTCAGGGGTCGTTCCGGTTATTGTGTCGACCCCTCTTATGTATTTTTTCAAACCATCAGCATTTAGCGTCAAAGTTTCATAAGATGGGCCGGCATCCGTTACCTGCGTGAACGCACCGCCTACAACGGCCACAAATGTGGAGTTATCGTCACTGTGTTCTAATTTACAATCTAGCGTGGGCGTTGTGCCTGTGCCGGCTGAACTATCCAGCGTCACTTTGATATCACCGGCAAAAGCGCTGATATCGATACCTGCGCCATTGGCAGTTGCTGTTATTTTTGCACACGCTAAAACTGCTGATTGAATCATGTGTTTGATTCTTGACATTGCCGCTCTCCTTTTTAGTTAACTTGAAATTTAAGGCTACTCTGATCGTGACGCTATCTCTGCATCAATGGCATCGATAACACCTACGCGCGTTTTACCATCTTCTTCAGCCTGGCGTAGCACAGCAAGATCATCTGCGCTATAAATAAACTCTTCATCAACGCGTGACTGCAGCTCGGCCTCGATTTTTGCAACAGTTTGATCGAGTAATTTCAGCAACTCGTTGCTGTCATCGGGATCACCTTTATCAGCTGGTGCAGTTTCAGGCTTATCAATCTCTTCTGCACGATTACCCATGCGCAATAAAACACGGGCATCGTCTTCGCTGATATCATCCGGCACAATAAGCTCGTCGCCTTCCGAAACCGGATTCCCGCTCACAATCGTACTTTTGGTAATCTTGATGCCATATATTTTTGCCATGACGCTTACCTCATTTCAGTTTTATACGTTACAAAATATCTTAGGGTGACAACAGTGGTACCAGTTTTTACTGGTTGATACAAAAACTCTCAGGGTGACCAATACCAATATCGGCATCTTGAAAGATACGCAGCACCAGACCGCCACTCCTAGCCTTGGTTGCTTTGTCCGGCACAATGTCAAGAACGCCCCACAAGCCAATCATCACATCCTGCCAATTTCCAAAAATAATCGTGTTTGCAGTAAGTTGATTTGACACAGCAACATTAATGCCGCCAACTTTTTCGTCCTCCATTATGAATTTACCCGAACCAGCATCTTTGCTTTTTGTCTCCATATTGCCAGTTACGGAAGAGGTGGTGACATAAGCCAGGTTGCCTTTCACAGCATTATCAGCCGCGACTTTGGATTTGAATGCAACAATTTCAGGCCAAGTTGGATTTCCTGGCGATGCAACAGGTGTAGTATTAACGCCGGTTAAGTTAGTGATACCCATAGGTTCGTTATTTGTTCCCTTTCCAATAAGAACACCGGAATCAAGGCCAAGGGCAGCACCTTTGATCAACGAATTCTGAATGACCATTTCCACACTGGGGCTTGATTGGTTTAAAAGGCGGCGCGACATTGGAACACCACCGGATAATGTGTGCGGAGACATTTTTATCATTCCCGTACCTGGTTCAGATTCATTACCATCATCGTCGTCGCTTATCCATGAAAACGACGGTGTGCCCAATTCACGAGGCACCTCAACATTACCTTGGAGACCTTCCATAACAATTGCGCCCAATGCCATTGTGACTGCATTGGGGCGCAACGCTTCGATGAACATTCCGCCCATATGCTCATTTGCAATCAAATCAGATGCGTTTGTTGCGTTCATGCTGCGCAACAATACTTGCTGCGGCAAAAAGAACCCACGTGCTGCACAGTCAAGCTGATCGGCAAGGGTATCTGAGCATTCACGTTCAAAGCCGGCCTTGTCCCATTTCCCTGTCAGCGCTGCATTAAGCGCTCTCATAATGCTGTATCTTTTTAGATCATTGCGCGTCAGGTCTAATTCAGAAGAACGCTCACCGCTTCCCACGTCATCAACAGCTGGGCGCATATCAAGAATCGCAGCACGCATCTGCTCAGTGCTTTTGCCTGAGTCAATATGCTCACGCGCCAAATCCACGCAACCATGACGCTCACCCAGCGATAAAATTTCAGTAGTACGGGTGCGCTCTGCTGATCTTGCTTGGTTTTCTGCAGCAGCAACATCCACTACAACGGCAGGTTCACCTGAACTAGCGGCTCTTGTTTGCGGGGCAGCTGGAGTATTGGTATTACTATTTGTTGCGCCGCCGTTTTCTTCAACTCTATTTGGTTTAGACATATTCCTATCCTCTTCTATCTCAACGTCAAAAATTTCGCCGGCTGACCGCCCGACACCCACATCTGTATCAGCCGCTACGGTTACAAAGCTGATTTCATACGGCTCCCAGTCGATTGCGCGATAAATATCCAGTCCATTTTCAACGCGCTCTTCCAAGATCATTTTGTGAATACGAAAACCAACGCTCGAATTCACTAATATTTTATTCTTCACATCTTCAAATTTTTCTGCTGCAAGCGGAGAATTGCCGAAGCGTACTGCCGCGCGCCCTTTTTTGCCTGATATCGTCGCTTGCTCAATGACTCCCAGGTGCGCATCCCAGTTGTGCATCCAAAGCAGCGGGCCGCTATTGTTTAGACGATCCAAGCGAATAGAGTTGGGCTTGTGATCTAAAATGACAATGCCTTCCCATTGCTCAATACTGTTGTTTTCTGATGAAAATGACAGCTCAACAGTGCGCTCAGCTTCGTTAATTGTCCTTGTGTCAAGTTTGAAGCTTCTAAAAAGAAGCCCTTTTTGTTCAACCTTTCTTGTTTGCAACATCATCGCTTTCCTCTTCAACAGAAACATTGGGTTGTTTTGTGTACACAGGCAGATTTACATTTTTGGTAATCATTGTTTTTTGGAAATTTGCTATCTGATCAAGCACCTCATTTATATCCACACCCATTTCAGATGCAACACGCTGGGGGCTTGTCAGTCCTG